TGGAGTATGATGTGCTCTTCCAGCTCTCGTACCGGCTTGGTATACGGAACGGCCATTCCCGCCAATTCAGCCAGCTCCCGGTTCTCCGGCCACAGGCTCGCCGTTGCTGCAGCGGCATGTTTGGCCGCTGTTTCGCTGCTCGAGGCGAGCTTATTCTGCGCGGCGGCGGCCCCCTCCATGCCGGTCTTGAGGCCCTGGAGCTTTCTGATGAGGGCGTCAATGGCCCTCTCTTGTTTCATCTCTGTTCCCACTAAATTCTCAAGGTTCTTGTCGGCGCTAATCAGCACACCGTCCCAATATTCGGTCATCTCCCCGGCGAATCCCTGGGCGCCTCCCAGGGCCTCGATCGCGGCCCGGTAGGCATCAGTATTAACCTTGAGTCCGGGTATCCAGCCGAGAACCTTATTCTGCACCTCATAGTATTTGATGAGATACTCGTACCCTTTCTTGATCAATCCCAGCACCTTATCAATGCCGGCGGCAACAGCAATAGAAAAGACAGCAAAGGCCCCCTTCAGTCCCTCCCAAATCATCTTCCATCCGCGGAAGGTGGTGCCCACCAACCCGGCACCCTTCACGATGAATTGAAATGCGGTCACCACTTTTTCCGCTGTTTCTTTTGCCCACACATCAAGCCTCCCGGTCGCCTTGAGTGTGTCGATCTCTGCAAGCACCATTCCCAAGCCCCGTTTCATAAAATCAAACACACCCGCCTCCATGACCAGGCGCACAAATTCCTTCCAGTAACTTTTTGAGGCCTCTACCATACCGGCCCAGGTTTTCTGCATCCGGGCCGACATGCCGGCGAACCGCTCGCCCATACCCGCAAGGAGCGCATGCACCGCCTTACCCCCTTCAATGCCAAGGGTGCCGATCTTGCCGAGTTCTTCCCGGGTGAGTCCTAATTTTTCCCGCAGGATGTCATAAGCGGGGATCCCCCGCTCTGCGAGCTGCATCAGCTCCTCGGCCGATACCTTCCCTTTCGTCTGGATCTGCCCGAGAGCCCGGGCAATGCCCATCAGGGCGTCGGTTCCGCCGCCCACCGCCCCCACCGTATCAACGAGGATTGTCATGTCTTTGATGGTTGGCTGCAGGCCCATCGCCCGCATATTTTTGAACGCCTCGATCGCCTTCTCGGTATTGACGGGCATCTTGAGCGCCCATTCATTCAGCTTTTTAAACCACTCTTCGCCCCTGCCTTTGGTGATGGTATCGAGGGAAAGTTTGAGATCCTCAAATGTGGAGGCAACACCTGTTACGCTACCGGCCAAGCGTTGCAGGCCCCAGCCCGCCAGGGCGCCGACCGCAATGGTTTTGAGGTTGATCAACCGATCGCCCAGGCCCTTCGCGGCGCCGCCCATCTTGGTGAAGCCGGTGTGGAGGGTGCCGATATGTCTGGCCCCCTTATCCGACATATCCTTGAGATGCCGGGCCGTATCGCCGGCGAATCGCTTCACAACGGCCGTGCCTTTGTCGTCAATGGTGATCTCGAGTTTAATGCCCTTGGCCATGATCTCTCCGCTTCTCCTCCCTGATCTCTCCCACGGCCTGGATCATCACCAGGCATTTATCGTGGAAGATGGGCCGCATCGGTTTTTGAATGCCGTAGTGTCTCATGATATAGTCGATCGCCTCGTACCGGGCCGCGCCGTAGCCGTCGAAGAGGCCGGGCAGCAGCCGCAAAAAGAGCTCCAGGAAGCCCTCGTTTCCCGGATCCAGTTTCGGGACCAGGCCCCGGGGGCACCGCTCCACGAAATCGATCCCCGGGCAGCCCACCATGATAAAATCATCCTTCTGGACGCGTCTGCAGAAATCGCACGTTATTTTGTCTTCTTTGAAGAACCAGCGCGCCCAGATGAGGAGTTTTTTTCCTCTTCCTCCTTGATCGCCGCGTCGCCGAAGGCCTTGCCGAGCACGAAATTGGGGATCCCGCCCATCTGATGGTCGAAGACGATCTGCTTGACCTCGTCGGTGCAGGGAAGCTCCTTGCCGTCGTCGTCCGTCACAGTCTCCCAGGCCATGAGCGCCTCCTTGAACCGGCTGCAGAGCTCTTCGCCCGGGAGCATGATGTTCCCCTCCGGCGTGAGCACGGTGTTCGTCTTGCTGAGCAGGATAGGCCGGATCTTGAGCCGGGCGCCCTGGTAGGGGAACCACCTCGGCTCCGTGCTGACCTTGCTGATAGAAATTTTCATATCTTCCTCCTGGATAGTTTACGCATTCGCCTTGAAGCTCGGGATGCCCTGCACTGTGAATTCCAGCCGCTCCTTGATCACCTCGTTCAACGGCGCGGCGATGTTGAGCCCCTGGAAGGTCGCCCATACGAGCCAGTGGTCCCCGGTCTGATCCTGGTCCGGATCATAGTTGAACAGCTCGAGCAGGAAGAATTCCTTGGTCGTATCCGCGCAGTCCTTGAGATCCTCGAATAAGGTATCGCAGCCGATATAATACTTCTCAGCGCTGCCCGGGATCCCGGCCTGGCCGGACAGATGGCTCTTCCAATGCTGGCCCATGTACTCGAGCGTGGCCATATCGACCGCCGGGCTGTAATCCCAATTGATGAGGTAGCCCACCTTTTCGAGCGAGGCCTCCACGATATAGCCGTCATTGCCCGTCACGGTCACCACCGTGACGTTCCCGTCGAACACGGCCTTGCCCTCGGTGTAGCTGATGATGAGCACGTTTTTGCTGCCTGTATCCTCGAAGGTGGGCGGGGTGGTGGGGTTGAGAATCCACTTGGCCTCCGCCGTGATCTGGGCCTCGGCGCCCGATTCCGAACAGGCCTCATCCTTGAGGTTTCCGATTATCCACTGGTCATTGAGCGTATGGCCGGTAGTGGCTGCGAAGGTGATGGTCTGGCCGTCCGAGAGGGTCTGGGCAGCGCCCGTGATGGCCACTTCGGTGGTCCACTCGCCGCCGTCCTTGCGCCATTTAAACGTGTCCGGAGTGCCCTCGGCATCGATCACCACCTCGAAGTAGGCACTCGAAGCCCCGCTGTAGCCGGTGCCCCAGCCTGCATCGTTCAGCCCATCGCCCTTGAAGCCGTTGGGCCGCAGCCGGTAGATCGCCGCCAGCTTGCCGTGGGTGGGCGTGGTTGGAGATCCCATGATTGCCTCCTTTGCCGCTGTGCGGCAGGTTGTTAGACTGAAGGAGTTTAGACTGAAGGTTTGCCTAACAGCCTTCAGCCTTCAGCCTATCCACCTTCTCTACTGCTGGTCTGATAGGGTCGGCTCGCCGTCGCCCATAAATGTCATGTCGATGGAGACGATGCCGGTTACGCCGGCGCCTATCTTGATGCTCGTCACATAAAGATCCCCGCTCCATCCCTCTGCGGATCCGTCGATCAAAAATTTCATGTCGGTCAATTTGGTCCCAGGCGTTGCGGTGACCAGGTTGTCATGCAAGGCTTTTTGCTGCGTGTTTCCCAGCACGGCATGGCCCCTGGCGCTGCCGCCCCATCCGGCCTGGCCTGGGCTATGATTCTTCCAATGCTGGCCCTGCCGCTCTTGGGTTGCCATGTCCAAGTTAAATTCCAGATTCCATTCCCCGATGTAATCCACGGCCGTGTCGCCCTTTTCCAGCCTTGCCACCTTGCCGTGGGTTGGTGTTGATGTATACGTCATGATAAACCTCCCTTCGGTTGGGGAATATTGGAGGGTTGGAGAACTGGAGTGTTGAGAAGATGTGTTACTCCATTACTCCATTACTCCCATTATTTTTTCCGTTTCCCCGTTCTCTGCTCCGGCGAGCGGTACTCGAAGATCACGTTTCCATCCAGATCCAGGATCTCGGTCTTCGCCGCCGGGCAGTCCATGCAGCCGGGCTGCACATCTGCGATCTTAAGGTTTCTCAGGCATCCGTTCTTGCGGGTGCATGAAATTCTCACGATGCCTTTATAAGGATTCATGGTTCAGCTCCTTTCCTATGCGAACGCGCTGTCTCCCTGGTAATATTCCTTGACGATGAGCAGCCGCATAGCGGCCAGGAAAAAAGGGAAATACTCTATCGTCTCATAATCGACGCTGAGTTCCGAGAGACGGTATCCGCTCGGTATTGCGGCCGTGAGGGCGTCTTCTATCTTTTGCCGGAAGGTCTCGATATTTTCACGTCCCTCATAGACATATATATTGGCCCGCGTGCCATCCGCAGCGGCAGTCGCATCATGGATGCCGCAGACGACAGCGATTTCATATTCGGCCTGCTCTGAATCATAGCCGCCGCTCATGGTGATCGGAAACATATGCACGATGGGATATTGATCCTCATTCGGCGGGTTGCGTATATCGATCCCGTCATAGACCTTATGCTTTTGGCCGTAGGTGGCCAGGCACCATGCCTGGGCAGCGGCGTTGTCATGGACGGCGTTTCGCAGGGTTTCAAAAAGGGTATTGCTGTCCATCAGATCCTCTCGCCTGCCATTTTGCGCCGGAAGAGATCCCGCAGCGTCCGGAATATCTTTTGTTCATCCCGTGCATAGGCAGTGCCGATGATATCCCGCGCCGGCACCCTGACGCTCCTGGTCGATTCTCTGAGATGGATGCCCATTGTATGGAGCGCCTCCCGGTGCGGCTCGGTAACATTCCAGGTGTAGCCCTGCTGGGATCGCCCGGCAATGCGGGCCTGCCAGGCAGTGCCCGGCGTCATTCCCAGGAAGCCGAGATAAAGCCGCATCTTCTGCCGGTCAACGTGATAGGTAATGCCGCCGAATAGGTTGGCCAGGGGGTTTTTGGTGCGCCGCCGCTCAAAGCCCGTATCGCCGGCCATATTGTGATAGACCGACAGCTCGGCCAATCCGAGATTGCCTGTTTTGAGATCATAGGCCCATGCTTTCCGCGTCTGATAGCCGACCTTGGACAGGGCGAGGCTCTGGGCAAGCCGGATCTGCTTCCGTTTCTGGGCGGACCATCGCTCCATCTCCCTGCCTGCCTCGATCAAGCCTTTGAGCGCTACTTTGAGCATTAACGTAACCCGGGCCTTTCATCCCTGCTGATCTCCAGGAGCCACGAACGGTCATCTCCGGAGATCCTGTTCTGCACATAAAAGGTGTTTGAGCCGATCACGACCGTATCCCGGTACGCCGGATCGGCAACATCGGCCGCCTTTACTCGGAGCTGTGCCTTGGTGCGCTTGGCGCCGCCGGCATCCTCCAGGCGTTCCCCATAGCTGACGAGCGCCGAAATCTCGACACCGTTATAGGTGACGGTTTCGGCGAATTCGCCGGTGTTGAAAAAGATGTCATCCTCGTAGGTATCCCGCCAGATTTTGAAGGTCATGACCGCCTCACCCAGTAATGGCACGCTGTTTGGTGGTAGCCGCTCCGCCTCTTGAGGGCAAAATGCGGCTGGAGATAAAGCTGCTGCCAGTTGGCCTCTGCATCGCGGTTCGCATCATGGACGATGATATGGTCGCTGAGCTGCGCTGCCGCCCGGAAGGCCGCCTCCCTGCCGGGACCGCCGAGCGATGGGTTAGGAGGGCCGTCGATAAAGATAAGATCGGCAGAGGGCATGTCGCGGTCCGGGACAATCCCGTCCCACAGGCGCACGGCCAGATTGCCGTTGCCGTTGGCCTTTGCGCGGATAACATCAGCGTAGGAGGGATCGGTCTCGTAGGCGATCACCTCCGCATATTCGCTCATGAGCAGGGTGCTGAGCCCGCAGCCGAACTCGAGGATCTTCGCGGGCCCGCGGGCGCAGATGATTTTCCTGATAAAATTCCAGTCATCCGGATTGATGGCCATGCCGCCCCAGGGAATCGTATAGGCATTGGCCGCAGGATCGATCTGTTCGCTGTCGGCAATCGCCGAAAAATTGAGCATGCCGAGTTCTTTATAGTGCTCGCACACGCACTGGGGCGCGGTGAGGATTTCAAAGCCCGCTGCCTGCGCCTTGCGGCAAAAGGCGAAATCGGTGCCGACCGTTAAGATTCCATCCTCATCGAATTCGGTATGGAAGGGGGCCTTGAGACCGGCAAGAACCCGGCGCGCAATGAGGATGCAGCCCGTGCCCACGGCATCGACCTTGACGAGGGCCGTCTGATCGTCGAAGTTTTCAAAGCGGACAGGCAGATAGTCATCCGTGCCTTTTATCCTGCTGTAGGCGACCCAGCTCAGGATCCAGGATCCTGTTTGCGAGGTCTGCCGGACCTTGGCAGGAAAGCCGATCACGTCTTTATCAAGCGCGCAGAATGCCGCAGGATTGCCGAGGGGCACCACATCGTCATCGAACATAAGGAGAAAATCGGCCCCGCTTTGGAGAAACCGCTTGGTGATCGCATTGCGGTTGCTGGAGATCGGGTGCATCCAGGTCTTGCCCAGATTCTCAAGCGTGGTTTCGACGCCCTCCGTGTGCCAAAGTTTGGGCAGGACATCGGTGACGAATTCGCTCCTTACCCAGCCATGATTCAGGATAGCGACATAGAGCTTGATCATAACGCCTCATGAGGGGCATGGGCCGCCCCTCCGGTGAAGATCCTTCTATGGGGCGGCCCATCCCTGGTTGTTCATAGGTTTTAATGGAAGGTCGAAAACGAGGCCATCTGCCAAAAGCCGAAGCCGGCATTCCGGACTGCCTTCACCCCATAGTGGTGAACGTTCTCTTCGAACTCGAGCTCGCTTCCTTCCGCGACCGCCGACACCTCGATAGGCACCTCTTCCTGCCGGATAAGGGCCTTGACATCGCTATCGGTGCGGAATATCACCATGTCATCCGTGTAGGCAGATAGGCGCGGATTGTACTGGCCGCGCAACTTGAAGCCGTCAAGGGTTGCCAGCACATTGGTCTCGCCGCTCGCCACGTTGGTTTGCCCGAGTGCGCCCATGAGAGCGCCCCAGAGCGCCGGCGTGCCTACCATGATCAAAAATTCCCGGGCGTCCTCGTTCATGGGCTCGCCCTGGTCATCCTTGTAGCTGAGCATATAGGCTATGACGCCGAGTATGGCATCGATCATCTCTTCGACTGTGGGCGCGGTCACGGTGGCGACGTCAAGCTTGGGAACCTCTGAGTATGTTATAAGGTTTTTCTGCGTGCCGGAATCGCCCTCGCTGTGATCATCGTCGAAGAAATATTGGCCGTCCATGCAGTTGGTACTGAGCCCGAGAATAATCGTATCGCTCAAGAGTTTGGCCCAGTGTCCCTGCGCCCTCCGTGCGAGCTCGGAGATGCGGATATCGAGCTGGCCGGTTTTATCGCGCCTAAGATCGTCTACGAGGACCTCAAGGGTTGCCTCGTAGATCTTGTTTCTGATGGTGTAGTCGCTTTCCCGGAGGATTTTGGCCAGGCGGCCTCCTTCCCACTCCCGCATTGCAGGCACAGCGCCAAGGGTTGCATAGGTTTCCACCTCCTGCGTGGAGGGGATGAGCATTGAGGTTGCCTCCACCCACGGGGGCGCGGTTATGATGGAGAGCTTGTGAAAAATTCTCCCGATTATTCCTTTTTCTCCTATTTTGTATCCAGACATGATACTGCCTCCTTATCTCATTGGTTATTGTCCGTTCCTAGCAGGACCTGATCAGCCCCTGCTATTCCGTTTTCGTTATTAGGTTGCCGTCGCCCAGGTGCCTTTCATCCTGGTAATCACCGGGCCGTTCGCCTCGCCGCTGTTGAACTCGACAAAATCGCCCCGGTTTGCCGTTGTTTTGGTGTTGGTCAGGGTCTTATTGTCAGTGCCGGCAATATTCGGCCCCTGGATTTTATCATCCGTGTGCGGATCAAGGACGACTGCCACGGTGCCGTAGGCGCCGGCATTGACGACCACAACCCCATTCATGGCCGTGGCCGTGGCCGGGATGGTTACGGTTGTATCCTTGGTGGCGAAAAAGACCTTGCCGCTGTCTTGGATATCGAGGGTCAGGGTGGTGGTAAGCGTTTGGGCCACCTTGCCGTCCCAGGGATCCACGAAGTTGTCGACGTCGTATTCCACCAGGGCCACGCCGGATGAGACGTATTGCTTCACAAAGCCGATAAAGACGCCGCTCGTCTTGACGAAGGAAAAGCTATTGTCATCCTGGGCATAGACCGGCTGGCCCACATCCGTGATGACCGCGCCCGAAACCGAGAGCTTGACGACGCCTTTTTTGCGCACGGTCACGTTGATGGCTGCCGCTGCGCCGTCCTCGTTATCGGCCTTCTTGATGGCAAAGCCGACAAAGCGGTCTGCCGAGGTCAAGGGGCGGGCGTGGCCGGATGCGGTTACCAGGCCGACCGCTGCGCCCTCGTAAATGATATCGCTCGCGATAACGTCATATTCCGCCTGATCCCCCAACTGAATGGATCTCGGGCTGTTTGCTGATAATGTTGTCATCTCTTTTTACCTCCTCGTTTCTGTTGTGGTACTGATACCCCCTCTCCTTGTTCCGGGTTTGCCTGTTCCGGATCCCCGGCAGGCATTTCCTTGATGATCCGCACGGTGAGCATGGGTTCGTTCTGGAGACGCGTGAGTTCTTCCGGGGTAAAGCGCTCATCGGGATAGATGCGCTCCTCAATCGAATGAGGAATGCCGCACCGGCGGAACCCCTCGCGCTTGCTCTTGATTGCGATCGGCATGATCTCCTCCTATTGTTTTTGGCGAAGCACCCGGATGCGGCCTTCCGCCTCTGCCTTTTTATAGGCTGCATAGGCATCGAATGAGCCGTATTCTTTCTTGAGATCCGGGTCTTTCGCATATTCCGCCTTGTAGAGATCTTCTCCCTCCAGGCCTGCCAGATCGCCCTCCCCGGCGCCGGCTTCCTGGCCCACGGATTCGGGGGCGCTTTCAACCATCTTCGCCAGGATGTCCGCCTTTGCCTTGTCCTGGGCAAAGGCCATCATGTCCGCCACGGTGGCGCCGGGCTTGACAATGGCGCTGAATTTCTCGCCCGTTTCCTTGCCGTAGGCCTCGGTGAAAACAGCCATGACGCGGGTGCGTTCCTCGGCTGCGCCTTCGCTTTTGAGCGACTGCATGAACTCCGGGCGCGCCCGCTTGATCTCTTCATCCGGAACCGAAGAGAATCCCTCTGCCAGGACCTCGTTGAAGAGATCCGGAAACTGCGCTTTCAATTCGTCTTTGTTCATAATGCCTGCCTCCCTTTTTAATTGATGATAGATCTGAGGATAGGTCCCTATCCCGTCAATGAGGCCCTGAGAGAGGGCCTTGTCCGCGATATATACCTTGCTCTCCATCAGGAAGATGTCTTCCAGGGAAAGCATGGTGCGATTGCGTTCGATATCCTCGACAAAGATGCCGTAAAAATCATCGACGATATCCTTTAGGTAGGATTTGCCTTCCTCGGTAAGCGGCTCCGCGTCATTGGCAATACCTTTATACTTGCCGCTGTAGATATAGGTGCATTTGATGCCGAGCCGTTCATCGAGCCCCGAAAGGTCGTAATGGGCGGAAATCACGCCGATGGAGCCGACAATGGCTGTTTTTTCGGCAAAGATCTTATGGGCCGAAGAGCCGATCCAGTATGCGCCCGAACACATTTCTCCCTCGGCCAGGGCAAAAATAGGCTTGCGGTCGCGGGCCATATAGATGAGATCGGCAAGCTCCTTGGTGCCGTCCACCATGCCGCCGGGCGAGCCAATGCGGAGAAGGATCGCCTTTACCTTTGAATCGGCAGCCGCTCGATTTACATCATCGACGAGCAGTTCGGTGCTTATGCCTCCATACCATTGATCCTCCATCGAGAGCCGGCGCCCGATCACGCCGAAGACATCGATAATGGCGATGCCGTATTCATCGATTGTCATAAAGGTGCCGGATTGATCCGTTTGCCGCGTTTGAGCTTCAAGCGTGATGGCTCCCGAATTGATTTTCAGCTCGGCAAATTCCCGGATCGCTTCGAGTTTTTCGGGCCGGATTGCCCAAGAGGTCGCATTGAGCTTGCTCACGATCTGGGATGCGGATGCCGCGAGGGATGCCGATTTCTCCTCCTTTTTCGCCGGCTCGAACTTGATCCCTTTATGCGCGGTGCAGTGATCGCGCGCCTCGGATTCGGTCCACGTATCCTTGTTGTAGCGGTAGCCTTGATCTTCCCATTCATCCTTTCCCTTGAGCTTGCCGCGGATAACGCGGTAAGGCTTGCCGTTGTGCTCCTTGTCCTGGCTGCCCCATTCATCGTATTTTTTGGGATCGGTCAACCTGCAGCTATGTTCGGCTGGATAGGGCATGATTATGCCTCCCCTGTGTCATGCGTTTGATCGTTCGCGGCCTTTGCCGCCGGAAACGTGACGTTATATTTGGCCTCAAGATCCTTGATCGCCTTGAGCTCGCGGGCGCGGGTTTCGAGCGTTTCATCCAGATCCAGACCGTGGCTCGCAAGGACATGCGAAAGGGTCGTCATGTTATTTTTGAGCGAGATCTGGGCGCCGTTTGCTTCTTTGACCGGATCCACCCACTGCCAGCCGTTGGGGATCCAGCGGGCGCGGCAATAGTCCCGCTTGTGCTCCAGGAAGTCCGGGGCCTTGAATTCATTCCTGAGCCAGGCCTCTTCCAGGACCATTTCCCAGCATGGCTGGCAGAGTTTCTTGGCAAGCCAGATCTGCCGTACCTGGAAGAACCGCCGGGCCTCCAGGAGGGCGGCGCGCGCTGAGGAATAGTTTGTCTTGGAAAAATCCTTGGCAAGGATCTCATAGGGCAGATCCAGGGCCACGCCGATGGCGCGCAGAATGCGCTCCACAAAGGGATCGAAGGTGTTGCCGGGGCGGTTCGGGGTAAAGGCGTGGACGTTCTCGCCCTCGGTGAGATATTTGATGATGCCGGGTTCGAGATATTCGACGGGCTTTCCCTCGGCGTCTGTTTCGCCGCCCGAGGCCTGGGTTGCCATGTTGTAGGGATTCGATGAGGTTACCACCAGGGCATAGCAGGCAGCCACGCGGGCTGCCACGAGTTCTGTTTCAAGGTAGTTGGCCATATCCTTGAAAATATCGAGCGCCGGCGTAAACCAGGGCACCCCGCGGCTCTGACCGGGCCTGAGCTGATGGAAAAGGTGAAAGACATTCGGCCTGCCCAGGCTGTTCCATGCGGGGATCCGGGTGAAATCGTCGATCTGGTAGGAGCCGAAGGAATAACTGCCGGGATGCGATTTTTTGATATGGTAGGCGATGGGTTGGCCGCGCTTGCCGAATTCGATGCCGCTGCGGATGCCGCTTGTGGCCAGTTTTCCGGAGGGTGTTGCGAGGCGGTCCGCTTCCACCAGCTCCAGGGCCAGGGAATACGGCCGGCGTTCCGGGATCATGAGGGGAAGAAAGAGGATCTCGCCGTTTTCTAAGGTCTGGCGCTGGACCAGGGCTTGAATGTCGTCAAAATCGAGCCGGTTGGTGCTGTCTGCGTTGCGCTTCCATTTGATCCATGCGGTCTCTGCCTGGGTTTGGAGCTCCAGGGCTTTGTCCTGCGCTATGCCGAGGCGGTCGGAACTGATCTGGCTTTGCGGCATGATGCCGGAGCCGACCACGTTATTGACCACCGCATTGGTCGCGCCCGAGGCAATGCCGTCATTGCGGTTGAGATCTCGTGAACGCTCGCGGAGCTTCGGCAGATCGGAAAGGAGATCCTGGTCCGCAGAGCCGCCACCGGGGAGCCATTGGTCATGGTGCCGGCCCGTGCCTGCGCCTCGATAGCTGCCGGATGCCATGAATTGCAGGCCGAACCGGGCCATTTCCCGCTTGAAGCCCCAATGAGGCGAAATAAATCGGATGGCCCGCTCCATGAAATTGGGCGGGGACGCCTTGGGATTATTACGCCGGGTCCTTGAACGAGGCATAGTTGAGCGAACCCCCTTCCTGGGCGCTTACGAGCGCCGCGTATTCCTTGCGCGTTTCCCTGAGCTCTTTGAGCGACATGTGTATGAGATTTTTATCGCCGATCGCATATGAACGGATCGCGCCGCCGTTGAGCTTGGCCAAGATGGCCGTGTCGATTGCGTCGAGTATGTCCTGGGGATCGGTTGCCATTAGGATTCCCTTTTATCGTTAAGCTGATCCCCGTGGCATTTCATGCAGCCGAATCTCTTTTCCAGGGGCAGCTTGTAGCGCACATATTTATCCTTGGTTTGATCGAGATAATAGATATAGATCTCTCCACCCTTGAAATAGCGGTAGGCGAGAAGATTGCTGTTTGAGGGATTGATATAGACCTGTACCTTTTTGATTGCTGCTGTCTGATCGGGATTTTTGAGCGTGAGCTGGTAGAGGCCTGATTGGGTTAAGGTCGCTGATCCCTTGACAACGAGCCATGTCTCTAATTCGTTCGGGTTGAGCTCCCCTTCCCAGGTAAAGGCCAATGAAAACAGCACTGCAGCAAACAGCGAGATAAGTGCAAATCGTTTCATGGCATTCTCCATAAGAAAGGGGCCGTGCAGTGTGTGCGGCCCCGCACGGCCCCATACCCAAAAAAAGGAGAGAATTATAATGTCGAGATCAATGGTAGGAGGGTAAAAAGAGGGTGTCAAGGAAGTTGTTTACAGATTTGACAGAGCTTGACAGAGCTTGACAGAGCTTTACACTTTTGGCCATGGATAAAAATATTAACCAACCAACCCCGCCAGTAGGTGAAAAAACAGGGAAAATCGGCGCGAAATTGCCGCAGCGCAACAATACTATGCGGCAGGGGATTGCGTGAGCTGCTGGTTCCCGGCGCTTTTGCCGGGCATGGTTATAATTCGCCGTTTTTCAGTTTGATCAGGATCCACTCCCTAATCCGGATATAGCCTGATGGAAGCCGGAACCAGGCGTCGGGCGGGATGATAGCATATTCGGGTTCATCGATTGAGAGATATTTATAAATTGTCTGTCTGCTGACGCCGAGTATGGCCGCGGCCTTCACAACGCTGTAGCTATGGTCAAGGCAATGAAAGCTCATCGCTGCGCTCCTGATTTCCTCTCCTCTATGGCCTGCTGTACCTCGCAGGGTAGGGCGTTAATGTTTCTCTCTTCCGCCAGGTTTCCCTCATCGATATCAGGAAACGAGCCGGCATATCGATTGAATCCTTGTGGCTCAACGGGATCGCTCGACATATAGTATTCATCCCCGATCCGCCCTCCCTTTTACTTTTGGTTTTATTCATGGAAAAGAGTCAATACGCTAGCCCTTTTAGATCCAGGAAAACTATATGATATTATAGCCATAGTAGCCGATGATAACATGGAAATCAGCGGCCTTTGTCCGCTGAATTGACTTGTTATCAAAACCCTGCAAATTCTGGTAACGATTTATATTTCTTATCCGTCATTTTCACCAGGGAAACACGGTATTCTTCATCAGACCCTGAACCACCCAACGGGAAAAATAAAGGCTTGTTGGCTGGTTCGCAATAGCTCCCCTGAGATTTCCCATTATACATTAGTTCGACTTTGAAAAACTTTTTTTGTCGATTCCATATGTTTTCCCAAAACATCTTTTATCTCCTAAGTGATAACGTTAAGCTGACTGGCCACGTTTTTCAGTGGTCCAGTCGAGCGACTGGTTAGCTGGGTTCCAATGATCCAGCAAATCAACGAAATAAAGTGCTGTTCTAGGGCCGATCCAATGATGATTCCAATATTCCAAAAATGCTTCCTGATTCACTTGAGACATTTTGCTTAACATCATGCGACCTCTAATCCATTGCCCAGCCACGCGATTGCGATCCTCTTTTATACGTTTTAGATTTAGCTCATCATAATAACGTATTCGTTCCTCTGCCGTCGGTTGCCCGGCGGAAATCTCCGCGGCAAAGAGAGGCAGTTTATCTCGCTGTCGTTTCAATGCTCTCCTGGCCGCTGAGAGACGATGGGGTGTAGGCCCCCAGGTTTTTGCTCGCATTAATTCTCTATATGGGTCTCTGTCGAATTTCATTTCCAGCTAACCGATTGTAGAAGCGGAATGCCGATGGTTTTCCCTATTTCTCGTAATCTCCTGGTCGTCTCAATATCCTCCTTCGATGGTTGGGGCTTTCCTGATGGATGATTGTGGACAAAGATGAATTTCGAAGCGCCAACGGCAAAAAGACGCTTGAACACAAGCGTGGTATCCAGATTCGCGTGATCGATTCCACCCACGCTCACGCAATCACAGTAAATTTCGACATTTTGAACAGTTAACCCGATTAACCAGGCGGTCTCCTGATCCACCTGCCTTAGATCTTTCATGCGCAACCAAACGTCAAAAGCCGATGTTACCGGAATTTCGTTTGATAGAGGTTCCTTTTTCCAAAAATTGAATGTACTAATATCGAGAGATTGCCTCTCTTTGTCATCTTGTACCACTACCACCTGCTGAAATGTTTTATGCTTAGGTTTCATATCGCCATCCGCCAATCGTTTTTCCTCCTTAGCTTCTTGGCGTTTTGCCAAGCCTATTTTATGGTCCGGATCGAATATCCACGGCCCTTCATCATCCGCGTTTGCATCCAGGCCACCGATTTCATCATTGATAAATACGCAATATCTCATCAGTTTTTCCATGCCGACCTCCCCATTTTTTCAGTTTTAAGGTTATCCCACTTCGCCCATTTCCTGAGCTCCCAAAACCCGAAAAAGAAAACCCACTCATAGATAAGCCTTAGCCCGGTGTTTTCATCCATGCGGATAAATTGGGGCCATTCCCAATGCGGGTACCAGGAGACAAGCTGATAATTCTCGCGGAATTTTTTAATGAAATTTTCTATTCGCTCCATTTTCCTTCAATCTCTACTCTCTTCTTTCACCGCTGGATCCAGCCCGCGGCGGTGCGGGGGAGCCAGCCCGGGGGTTTTGCCTTGGGCCGGGGGGCTTTCGTGGGCTGATTGGGCGGCTTGCCTCCCAGCACCCGGAGGCCTCCCCACCATTCCGGGTCTACCGTGGCCGCACAGTAGACTTCGCAGTCGAAATAATGGTTGTCGTACCTGAGCTGATGCCATTCCACCTGGCCTTTTTTGTTGCGGCGTTTCTCTTCCGCCGTGATCTGCCGGGCATAGTCCATGCCTGTGTCGCTATGCAGATAGATGCACTGGGCTTTGCCCTCTTCCACCTGCAGGCGGTAATGATAGAGCTCCTTGAATTTGACCGTGTCCACATTCCAGAGGATGAGCCCTCCCGGGATAACGCGGCCTGTTTTGCCGGGCATCTTATCGATGATGGAGTGCTTGAGGCGATTCGGGAGGGAACGGGAGGCGCCCTTGACGCCGAAGGCGACGCCCTGGCTGTGATCCCTGAGCCAGGTGTAGACCTCCTCGGTGATACTGACCGTCTCGTCCGGGCCTTCGCTGCCGCCCGTGTCGATTGCGGCACGCCATATCTTGAATCCGGCGCCGGATTCGCCGGGATAGATATCCTCAAAAATGATCTGGGCGAAGTTGTCCCATGACATAAGGTAGCCGTAGCGAATGAGCCATGAGGTGTAATCAGCTGCCCAGGCCCGCACGATGTAGTAGATGCCATCTTTCTGGACATCGGCCCCAAGGGTGAGCACAATTGCCTGCTGCGGGACGGTGAGGGGGGGGAGATCTATTTTATGGCTGAGGATATCGGCCTCTTCTTTTCGATGGATCGTCTCAACCCATACCTCTGCGAGCCAGAAATTGATGAAATCTTTGAGAAGATCCGGATAGTCCTTTGACTTGATAAATTTCTCCGCAATATCCCCCCAGGTGAGAAACGGGGAATAAAGGCTGCTGAGGTGATAGCCTTTGCTGCGGATGATAAGGCTTGGGTTCGGCGGCTGATCGGGCCGCCATTCGCCGGAAGCCAGCATCATGGGGCGCTGATTGTTGTATATTTTGGCGTGACACTGAGTGCATTCGTAGTACGCGGATTCCCAGACCTCCTGGGCATAGGTCAGCGAGTCGGAGCTGATTTCCTTGGGCCATTTGATATTGGGAAAAGCGAGAATCTGCATCGCGCCGCAATAGGGGCAGGGAACATAATAGCGATAGGTGACGTCGCAGGATTTGCGCTCGCGGGTTATTTGGCCATCTTCATATTTGGGTGTTGATACGAGCAGGGTTTTTTTGTTCCAAATGGTTTTTTGACGCTCCATTGCGCTGTTGATCGGATTCGCACCGCTCTGGGTTTGCTCGGGATAGAGGCTGCATTCGTCGAGCAGGATATAACGGCATGGGCGGGCCGCGAGGCCCGCCTCGGAGTTAGCGCCCACGATATTGAGTGCCATGCCCGGAAACAGCATTTCAAGATTGGTGAACAGGTCATCGTTGGCAGGTTTGCGTTCGCGCAGCGGATCGCAGGCAGCGATCATGGGTTGTATTCTGCTTTTTGACAGCGATCTGGCCAGATCAATGGTGGGGAATACGAGCAAAGTCGATCCTGGGTCCTGATGGATGAGGTAGCCAAGGCAGTTGTAGAGAAACTCGGTTTTGCCAAGCTGGGAGCCGGCCTCAAAAACGATTTTTTCAATGTGCGGATCTGAAAAGCTGTCCATAATCTCCCTGAGATACGGCACGCGGGCAGTGCGCCAGGGGCCGGATTCGTTAGAGGTCTCTGCCAGAAGAATGCGGTATTTATCCGCCCATTCGGAAACAGTGAGATGCTCGGGAGGCTTCCACGCCTCGCGTTCTTCCGGACTCCATTCCACCTTTTTCGCTGCTATTGAAGCCATAAGGTTTAAGATTTGTTCAAACTTTTCTTATTCCAGGATTGCCGGCGATGCTTTAAGAGTGCCGCCTGGTCTGGCAAAACGTTCGCGGATGATGCGTATTTCGCCGTTAATAATTTCCTCCATGTCGCGCTTCTCTTTCCCTTCCAGCAATGGTGGCAATTTTCGTGACAATGCCGATAATGCCCGCCCTACTTCGATAATGCGGCCAACAAATTGTTGATTTACCTCTTCCCGGCTGATCAATTCGCCGCTTAATTTTTTGAGCTCGAGCTCCGCAATGCGGGCCTTCATTTCTTTGTAAACGGCTTCCCATCCTGATTTATCTCCAGTGCTGGGCTTCTCTCCATGTGGTTGGCCGATGCCTTTATCTTTACGATCATCGAGCCATGCATCGATTGCATCTAGGTCATAGGTGCCGTCCAGGTTGACGGGCATTCCTTGATTTTTATAGTAGGCAACGGTGCGCTCCGATCTGCTAAGATATGCCGCCAGCTCTTTCTGCGTTTTGATAACTCGGCGACTCTCTCCCGCCCTTTTGGCCTTGATCTCCGTCTCTACCTTTTCAAATAGCTTCAATTCATGGCCGGCAAGCGATTCACCGGCTTTAATTTTTTCGAGCAGCGTTTTAAAAACATTGCCTTTCGCTGAATCAATAAGCGACAACAGCTTATCGAATTCATCCTCATGATCCATTTCCTAATCCCCATACTCTCTCTCCCTTCTTTAGGATCCATCGCCTTCTGCTTTCCGCACGTTGTCAACTTCTGAAAATCTCAATCAGTCTGACTTTGTAATTATGGCTTAATTATTTAATGCAACCCATTTTCCACTCGGATCTCTCGCAAAGATTGAAATGATGGAAAC